TTTCAATAAAAGAAAGTAAATTTGTCACTCGGACAAAAATAAAAAACCTTGCTAAATGCAAGGACACGAACTTTAAACAATCAACTAAATGAGCCTTCGCTCTACTTCAATTGTACGCAATTTATTGACCGATAGCCTACCACGGTCTGAGCCATAAGGAGCGACCCTATAACTTCCGTAGCGATTAAATGACTAGGCACGACTGGTTACGTCCAACTTTCACCCGACATTCAGAAATATATTTTAAGCATAAACATATCCAAATGTTTTATCTGCACATTTTGGGCTACTTGTACTTATCTTTGGTGTTATTGGCCGATCCCTCGACCTCAAGTGCAAAACGGTTTAATTTAGCATTTCTGGTTCGGTTCTTACTGCTACGCAAGGCCTACCCAGATTATTCTTTCACCGAAAGCGTCTATTGTCACCGCCACCGTCTGATAATGGTCTAATTACGCACAACCTCTATACTGCATACACCCTCAATATTCTTACACTTCATGATCTCTTTCAATTACTCAAAAGAGAATTACTTATCCCTCCGCAATATCTCACGGAGAGTGTAACGGGAATTATGTATACAATCCAAGCAAGGTGTCACCCTATCTACACTTGGTTATTCAGTAGATTGTTTAAAATCCGTGTACAATTATTATAGCACTGTTAGTCGTTTTTTTCAAGTAAATGACAGCATAATTGCCGTTATAATAGACAATCTGAAAAAATGCCGTTATAAACACAAATTTCAGAGCAAACAAAAAAACGGTAGCATAAATGCTACCGCTGTTGTTATCTTATAGAGTCTCTGGCCACGGGTCGTCCGTTACATAGGACATATTAGTAAACCGCAAGTCTCCGATATCCCGATCTGTTGGCACCGGATCATCGAATTGTAGTCGAAGCTGGTTGCCGTCACCCGGCCCGCCTAAATAAAAAGTGCCAAGGCGTTTGCCCTTGTCATTGGTCATAATACCAAGTTTTGAGCTGGTCGCACGAAAACCGACGGGTATACCGCCGACATTTAAAATCACCACGTTTCGATCACGGTCTGACCCTTGTGGAATGTAGCTGGGCGCACCTCGTCTCACGATTCCAAACCAACCCCAAGAAAGGCCACCGAAGCCGATTTCAACCGTGGAGTTTATACGTCTAAACTCGACATATGCATTGTTTTGGCTCGATGAAATTCTTGGCTTGTGTTTGACATCACCAAATAAAACAGACCAAGCGTTAGAACCAGTTCCAGCAGTTTTTTTGATCCACTTCACCGCCCCATTTTTTGCTGTCGTATCGGTATATATTGTACCGATATCAGCATTCAGATTGTACGGAAAGCCTTGACCTTTTAATTCGCTACTAGAGCCACCAGAACCAGAACCGACTGAACGCTTCAACTCTTCCAAGTCATTCTTGGTTGCGAGCGTACTTGTGTCAATCGTTGGCAATTTTGACCGTGTGACAAAAGGGTCACCACCATTTTTTAGCTTATCGTCAATCAAAGCGTCCAGGCCTAATTCAAGGTGCTTCTCCTTGATGTTAGTCGTCATTTGGGACTGAAGCGTTGCATACGTAGGGAATAACTCATACGCTCTAGTCTGCGTCAAATTGGATGATTGTTGACCTTGAAGCACACCGACGTCATGGCCTATCAGCTTGATAGCTTCTTTTAATTTCTCCATGCGTCACCTCCGTTAGAGGGTATTCTTGGCCGTGTTGTAAATCTGCACAAAGTCAGTATTTTCAAGGTCAGTAAATTTCTGACCGAGTTCCGTCATTTTGGACACGATCGCGCTGTCTGGATTTTCGCCAGCCTTGATCTTATCTGCGATCTCTTTTAGCGTGTCCAGTTCTTCTGGCACTCCTTCACCAAGGATTGCCGTCTTGACTCCTTGAATTGCGGTATCAAGTTGTTGTTGTGTGATCCCGCCTTGGCCGATCTCGCTTCTGTTTGCTTTATTTGCAAGTTGTGTGTTGATATTCTTGACATCTGTCCCGATCGCTGTAATGACTTGTGTCAATTTTTCAGTGTTTAAGCTCATTTATTTCTCCTTTTAAATTTTAGCTAAATTGTATAGAGTAGTCAGATCCGGGAATTCTTCCACAATCCCGCTCTCTTTGTGTGCTTCGATGAATTTTCCGATCTCTGCTTTCACGTCATTTTTAACAAGTTCGAGAACTTGTTCGCTTGTGTATTCGTCCGCGGACTGGACCACGTCAACTCGGACGTTTTGGTCACTCGGGAATACATACCCACCACAAACTACCTCGACGAGATAGCTCTCGACGGGAAGGACTTTGGGAATCTTAAACGATACCTTTGATCCTTGGACCGTCGTCGAAAAGGACGCTTTGCCCTTTTTGCTGGTAAAGTGGACTGTAGCTTCCTGCCCCTCAAGATCGATCGGAGTCCATCTCTCGTCGTACATTGCGAAACCAAAAAGGGAAGCCGAGTCGCCCTGCTTGACAACTCGACCGCCCTCAAACTGCTTTAAGTTAGTACAGTTTGAGCGATTCATTCAATCACCCCTTTTACTCATAATAATTTACCAGGTCGTCTTTGTCCCAGCATGACAGCCAGACAGGGCCGAATTGCCCAAACTCAAACAAGCGCCAATAGTAACCGCCGTAGTAACCGCCCTTACCAGTGTCCGCGATATGGACTTCATCAAGTTCAAAGCTAAAGTACATACCAGCTTTAAAGTCTTTATCAGCTCCGTCTGGCAAGTTGTTTCCATTCTCATCAACCCAGTTTACCATTGATACCGGAATACCGTTCTCAAGCCAATCAAACCCGACGGGAGCGAGATAGTCGCATTTGATCTGCCAGATCCCGTGAATATACTTGACCTCGTTCGCTTGATAAAAGGCCTTATCTTTTGGTTGTACGGCTGTGCTTGCTTGGTTGTTGGTTTGTGGCGCTGTGTCAGCATACCGCCAAACCTCGATATAAGCCGGTTTATTCCAGCTATAGTAATCATTCCAAGGGTAAGTATTGATCGCTTGCCCAGTTGCACCTTGTGTCGAATAGTCGCAAGAGATGAAGTATGTATCGTCAATCATGACTCCGACGTGGCCACCAGCACCGCCCGAGGTTGACATATCAGCGCCCCAGCTCATAAGAACGATATCACCCGTTTGAGCGTCCCAGTCTTGGTTAATGCTTACACGATAAAAGCCATTATTAGCTAGTTGCTGGCCAAGTGTTACCGTTGACGGTAAGCCGATGATCTTGATTCCAGCTTCTTTCAGTGCTTGCGAGATAGAACCGGAGCAATCAGCAGTGCCGTCTGCCCCGTTACGACTTCCTAGCATGGAATAAGTGAGCAAACCGCGATGATTGATAAACCAATTAACAGTTGATTGTTGTACACTCATTGCTTATCTCCTATTTCTTCCATTCTTCGTTAGCTTTTTTGACTGCCGCTTCAATAAAGGTATTGAGTTCTTGGCTTGTCAAGTGGATATTTTGAGATTCAAGGCCCTCGATCAAGCTCGTTTTAGCGTGCTCGAGTTTGTCCGCCCCGTGAATATCCAACTTATCCGCAACTTGCTCTGTAGCGTTGACTGCGTTCTTTGCCAAGATCTCAACGATCTCGATCGCTTTCTTACCACCGCGCATGAGTAAGTATTTTTTGATCGCTTGAACCGCGATCCCAGTTAATACCACCAAAATGCTCATTGCTGATGATGTGATAATGCTTGTAATTTGATCCATGTTATTTTTCCTCTTTAATTTCTAGCTCTAAAAAGCGCTCAAAAAGCACTTTAATAGCACCGTTACCGCCTAATTCAACGTAACTTTCATATAGTTTTGACAACTCTTCTAGTTCGTGCTGGTTAGTGTGTCCGCGTTTGAGCGCGTTCTTCAAATTCTCCTGCAATCGAAAACGCTGAAGCCGTTGTAAACCCTTCCCGATAATCGTTAAATTCCGTTGGTTATCTTTCCCAATTTCTTCTACGCTTCCTACTGACTTCTCGAGGGTATCTATCTTGTTAGAAAGACCCTCGATACGTTTGTCAGCTTCTTTTGTGGTTTTGGTACTCTTAAAGGAAAAGTAACTGGGAATAATCACGACCAAGACGGGAGTTAATTTGTCAACTAGTGTTAATAGGTCCAATTTTACCACCCCCTATTAAAATCACTAGCTTACTGGACAGGTTGAGTTTCAAGCTCTCCCGCTGGTTTTGGTTCGTCCTGTTTAGGCTCGGTCCATTTCCAGATCCCGATCTTGCCGTTTTGGTGCAATGATTCCAATTGCTCAAGCGTTTCGCCTTGGTAAGTAAATGGTTGATTTACTTGGACCATTACGCGCTTACCTTCGCTAAATTTCTCGATATGGTTCGGATCCTCGATTGCGAAGATCGCTTGCGCTGGATAGGTTGCGCCGGTTTTACCAAGATCAACCAACTCAAGGCCACGTTTATAGACTGTAGGGTCTAGTGGGTGGTCAACGTCAGTCACTCGTGCAAGTACGCTCCATTCCGCTACGTCCTTCACTTTTTGAATTTCTTCGTCCTTCTTCGCGAGTTTTGCTTCATACTCTTGCGCTTGTGTATGCAAGTCCTCTTGCAACTTCTTCACACCTTCCGCTGGGTTTAACTCGGTTACGACTTGACCAAGGACGGCTTGGATCAGCACCTCATCTGATTCACTTGTACGGTCACCGATCAAGACACGCTCGAAAGCTGTGTAAGGGTTCGCTGAACGGATTGAAACGAAAGTGCGTCCTTCTTCTTGCAAGTATTTGTTGATAATTTTGAATTCCATAAAGATTTATTCCTTTTCTAATTTCTGAGAGGCCTCATCGAAGAGGTCCTTAAGTGCTTGATCGCTATCCAAAACGTCGTTAAACTTGCTCAATAGCTCGTTTACGCGCTTGTATTCCTCGTTTGCTTCCTCGTATAATACCTTGTAATTAGTGGCCTCTACGATTGAGTTTGCGAGTTTCTGCGAGATATCATTTACGATTTTATCTACTGTGTTCATTTTGTTCTTATCCCCTCCATTGACCATGGTATCCTCTTGTATAATTTCCATCGTGGTTTAGGTTGTTAAAGTTATCAAAAATATCGTCTAATATATGTGATAGACTGTAACCTCTGATAACAATATCTTCGATATTAAAGAGCTTATTAGTTACCGTATCAATTCCTACGGATTTCTTATCATTAGCGTTATACATAAATTCAATAACATCACCATAAATGTTAATAGCTGTCGTGTTATCGTTAGCGTTCCAGATCTGGATACCTGCCGAACCATCGTCCATCGCGACTCGTTTCCAAGAGTTTGACATTAAGGCCGTATATGACGCATCCTTGCCATTGATCGCTCCTTCACCAAAAATAAGATATTGTAACGGTTTGTTTCTAAATTGATTTCTGATACCGACATTCGCATTATTGATATCAATCCACCCAGTCTGCAAGTCAAAATCAGTAATGCCGTTCAGCGATGATAGCCTACCACCTTTGATGATGTTCGCTGTCAGCCCGTCTGCTACGATATTCTTTGCCGATACGTTAATCAGATTCGCTTTACTAGCGTCGATCTCGGAGATATGTGCTGTCCCGATCTGAGCATTGCCAATCATGGACTTCTTAATAACACCGTCTTTGATGATCGTTTTCTCACCAACCGATAACAGGCCCTCATTGATTCGGACTGAACCATCTGGATTGAGGTTAATAGCTCCCAGCACGTCCCCAGCGCTGTTTAGGTTACGGACTGACCAAGACCCCGCGAGCTGTGTGACTTGCGTCCGTGTAGCTTCTGCCGTCTGTTGGGCCTGTCTGGCCTGCTCTGCGACTTGGATTGCCTTAGCCTGTGCGTCCTCGGCTTTTTCTGAGGCGTATTGTGATCTAGCTGAAGCCTGATCTGCTCTGTCTTGAGCACCAATAGCAAGTTGCCTTGCTTCTGCCGTCTTGTCAGACACTTCACCGATTTTTGAGGTTAATTGTGATTCAAGCGACCGTGTTTCTGCGAACGCGTCATCAAATTGACTAGGCTTGTAAGGGCCAGTACTCGATCCACGGACAAGGATTGGCTCTTTAAATTCAATCCAGCCATTCTTAGACAAAAAGATATAAAATGGATAGTTTTTGTCTTCGCCAAAAAGAAAATCTTCTTGCATGGTAAAAGTCTTCTGGAATTCCTGCCATTCGTCAAGTGGTGGTCTATTCTCGCCGATATTAGACCATGTAAGAGTTTTGTTTAGACCGTGATTTTTTATGTTAAATGCAAATGATACATCTGGATATTCCTTGATACGGTACTTAAAACCAAGTGTATATGTTTCACCATGATAGATTTTTTTAACATAAATCGGCAAAGTAAAACCAGACCAGTTATAACCTGTTAGACCCTGCGCCTTGATCGTAAAAATGCCATCTGCGACCGATACGCTTGCATTTGGATTGTTGTTCCCGACAAGCGTATTAGTGGACATAGTCATCGAATTGACGATCAGATTGTTATCATCTGTGACATACTTCCCAACCTCAGTCTGAAAGATATCGCTGGACATAACCAATCGAGACAATTTGTCGGGTGCGTCCGTTTCGCTTGTGCCGAGAATGCGTTCATAGAGCTTGTTAGACTCGGTCAGCTTGTTAAATTCAAGCGTTTGTGTTGCGATCTTTTTAGAAAGCGCTATTAAGTCGCGCCCTTGTTCTGATTGCATACGGTCAATATCTTCAAACTCGGTCTTAGGTACAAATTGCTGAGTTAGCTTAGAAAATACCTTGCTATAGATCGTGTCACCATCGACACTATTGATACCCTCGGTTACTTTATTTTGTAAGTCGGGGCTTGATAAGATCTGTTGTTTGATCTGATCAGATAGCTTGCTAGTGTCTGGTAACGTTCCGGCTTTCTTTAGGGCTTCTTCTGCCTTTGCGTCGGCTTGCGCGATTGCTTGGGTTGTTGAGGCTTGAGCGTCCGAGATCTGTTTATCAACCTCTTTCTTGACCTTGTCAACATCCTCTGTGTCGATCCGTTTCTCCCACTGAGAGCCGTTCCAGACATACATGCGGTCATATAGACCGTTCTTTTCAAACCAGATATCACCGACTTTATGCTCTTTGTTATCTGGCCGATTGTACCAGACTTTGTTACCTTGAGCATTTAATAGATAGTCTGGTAGGGTGTTTACTAGACGTTGTTGATTGTTGGCTAAATCGTCAATCTTACCGGATAGGTTGCTGGTCATTGATGATTTAAAGCCATCACCGATAACTCCGACCTCGACGCTGTCATTCTGCTCTAGCAGTACATCATAGACAATCGTTGTCAACTTGGCATCTTCACTGGTAAGCCCGATCTGAGGATAATAGACGGGTACGATGTCACAAAGTTCAGCTTCTTCTAAAATCTGGGTAAGTTTATAATCAAGTGTCTTTGATAAGTCTACATACTCGATTTTAGTATTGATTTTGGGGAGTCCTAGACGGTTATTAATTGCGTATTCTTTAGCAAGTCTGCGCAATTTGTCAATCGTTGGTACTTCCTTGTCTTTAAAATTAGATGAGAAATCAACGATCAAAACCCGTCGCTCATTGTATAGGCCGATATAAGGACCGTCTACATACTTCTCAGGTAGCTCAACTGTGACTTGTTGGCTGGTTGCTTCACCCTCACCAGTCCCTTGATTCTCTGGGGTGTATGTCGCATAAGGATAGACGCTGGTATAAGCGCCCTCGATATCTTGGTCGTCTTCTGCTCGCAGGATATTGCGACCATACTCTAAAACGGTAGGGCTTTTACGTCCTAGCTGTTTATGCAGTCTGATAACAGTATTATCAAACTCATATTCACCGCCCCAAACGTCAAGGATTGAGCCTTTGACACCACCCAGGACATCACGCGCCGTCTTAAAGTCTGCGATATTCCAGCTTGTCTTTGAGGTTAGATCAATATCGGACCATGTATCGAACCGAATACCACCCAGGGCATTTAAAGCCCAGATAGCCAAAGCTGCCTGGGCTGTTCCTGTAGCGTTGGTATTGTTTCTAATAGCCATCGTTTCGGTCAAGTGGCTGATATGTTTGGCATAGACCTTTAAAATGCCTGTGCTATCTTTGACGATACGAGAAATAAAGAAAGTCTGATTTTTGGTTCGTAAACCAGCATCAGACTTGATCCGCATATCGTTTTTAAACGTACCAGCAAGCGGGCCACTAGCCGGGTACTCGATATAAAGAGTATAATTCCCGTTTCGTTCCCGTGTGACTTGTGCCTTTGTTGCGTCAATTTCTCCCAGACCGTAGGTTTCAAACGCCGTTTCGTTTGCATTATAAAGAATAGGTCTCATAATTTGACCCCCCAATTTGGGATTGTAAACACTTCAAAGTTACCGTCCCAGCTTATAAGATTCCGTCCATAGTCAAAGTACGGCATCTGGAATTGAGGGGAACGAACCACCTTGTCCCACGCTTGCAAGTTACCAGAGAATACCTGGTTTGCTTGCATATCCAGAGTGATCTTATTCTGTACGGCTTTTAACTTGGTCTTGCGTCCGTTGATAGTAAGTGTGCAATCACCCGAACCGACAAGCGTGATGATTGGTTTAGCGTTAACGTTACCCATGCCATTGATTGCAACTCCGTTTGTCAGTTTTTGAGTAGTGCGCCCTTGCTTGTAGAATTTAACTGGATAGGTCAAGAAGTTCAGCTTGACTTTGCCAAACTGTCGCATGAGGCTTGATACTTCAAAAGTCTCAATAAATGCTGACCAGTAGATAAAATCTGGGTCCCAGGATAGGGTCAAATCTTTATAACCGTCTACGTTGAGCCAGTTGCTGATATCACTTTCTGCATCTGTGAGCTTACGATTTGAAAGGACGGTACAAGGCAACTCGATAGTAACCGATTTAAGACGGTTCTTTGAGATCAATAGATCACCATCGCGACCAGGGACCGCTACTGTTTCCACGTCGCTACCAGTCGAGTTAATAACGTAGTCGCTTGTTACTCGTAGACCGTGAGTAGTGCTTGAAACTCCGTTAAATGTAAAACTTCCCATTATGCCATTCTACCTCCTTCCAAATTTGTATAGTAAGCAAGCTCACGCAATAGCCTGCGCATATTCTCCGGACTGAAGAAATTGTCATTAGCTGTGCCGTTTGCATTTAGTGTGTAGTTGTTCGTAACATTTGAGCTTGAGTTTCCACCGCCTGCATATCCAAAGCGCGTAGCTAGTGTATCAGTCAGACCACTTACAAGATCACCGCGACCTGGCAAATTAAAACCAAAACCGTCAGTGTATTTTTTGCCGGACTCTACTGTCTTATTCGCGAGGTCAGTCATTGAGTCGTCGACATAGTAGCCGTACTTCTCGATACCTACTGCCATACCTTCCGGGATAGCGCGACCGACTTGATCTCTAAATACTTTTGATGGCGAGTTAATAGCCAAGGCAGACCGAGCTGCTGCCACGGCTCCGAACGCAATGCTTGATGCTGCTGATGCAACTGCTCCAGCCATCGCGTAGATACCGCCCATCATACCCTCGCCAATGGACAGACCAGCATTGTATCCACCGTTATATCCACCAGACATACCGTTGTGTGCCGACGCCTTGAGGTTGCTAGATGCGTTAAATACTGCCCCGTTGTGACTTGCTACCCCACTAGTGACACCAGACCCAAATTGTGATCCGGCATTTCTACCGTCATGTCCTAGCGATCTAACAGATGCATTAATCATCATCTTCATTGCGTTAGACGCACCGGTAGCAATACCTTGCGAGGAATTAATACCACCACCAATACCAGTGCCAAATTGTGAACCGTACTGTTGCCCGTTCATCGACATCGCAAGAAACTGAGCAGAAATAGCAAGGTTCATCATGGAGGCTGCACCAACCGCGACCTGTTGACCTACAGCAATACCGGTTGCAATACCAGAGCCAAATTCTGACCCTTTAGCCTGTCCATCTGTAGCCATGCCAGCCATAGTAGCAGTAGCGTTTGACTTGAGGGTGTTAGCTGCACCTTGCACGACATCAGACCGGCTCAATACACCATCTCCGACACCAGCACCAAGTTCAGCACCTTTTACTTGCCCCTCACCGAACAAATTAGCCAAAACCCCTAGAGATGCGTTTTTAAGGCCATCTACTGCACCTTGGACCGATCCCTGGTTTTCTGTGATACCTTGAGCATATCCACCGCTTACTTGCGAACCGCTATACTTGGCTTCTGTTGGCAAGTTGTTAAACGCTTGCTTAGATGCCTCAGTGACTTCGGATGTTGCCTGTTGGACATCGCCTTTTCCAGATCTAATACCCTCTGCGGTCTTTTGAGGGATTTCGCGACCTTTTACTTCAAAACCTGCATCAGCGAGGGCCATTCTAAACTCATCACCGATAGCCGTTACCATACTTTGGATTTCTGGTGGTAACTCTTGACCAGTTGCCCGAATACCACGCAAGAAGCCTTCCTTGGCTTTGTCGCCGGCTTCCGTCCATTTAGTATTAAGAGCGCCTAGCTGTTCATCTGATGCATTGACAAGGGCCTGCGTTTGGTCTGCCATTTTAGGGCCAGCCTGTCGCATTTGCTCAATAAGACCTTGGTCAAGCCCGCGTTTAGCGAGTGTTTCGAGGTTCTGCGACCACTTATCAACCGCGTCGATGTTCTTCTGCAAGTTGGCAGTCATTTGATCTGCAGATAAGGCTGTCTGCTGTTCGATAGCTTGAAAAGCGTTCTGAACTTCACCTTTAAGATTAGCAAACTCTTGTTGCATCATCTCTACAGCTTTCTTCTGCTCATCGTTCATGGTCTTCATGTTATAGATCATACGACCAGACGCATCTTCTGTAGCTTTCGCTTGGGCTTCTAACGAATTTTGAATGATGCCTGTCAAACGTTCTTCTTGTTCGCCTAATTGTGCCTTAGCATCTTGAAGTTTCTTAGAAGCCTCTTCAGCTTCCTCGTCAATCTTCTTACGCATACCCGCTTTTAGAGTATTTTCGGCCCATGTCAAACCTAAGTGCGTTTCTTTCGAATCCACTTCTTCAATGGCTTGTGCGTGTTTCTTTTTAACCTCTGCTTCTTTATCTTCGATTTCAAGCCGTTTCTTGGCAATCTCAACCATTCGCTGTTGTGCCGCCTCGGCTTCCGCTGACTGCTTGGAGATTTCAATCTGCTTACGGATAGCGTCCGTAGTCATGTTGATCGTGCCCGTTGCTTTATCATAAACGAGGTTTAGGCCGTCAATACGTGAGTTGAGGATTTCAGCAGCCGAAGCAAGCTCTTTCTTCTGAGCTGCAGTCTTATTCTCGACTGCATTTAGTTCATCGATCTTTCTGACCAGTCGCTCGTTATCTTCTGCTGTAGCTTTGATTTCGTTTCTGCGATCTTTGTAGGATTCGTTGCCTTTGCTCACACTATCGTGCAAGTCGTCAATGGAACGTTTGAATTCTTCGTTCTCAGCCTTGGCTTTCTTTACTTCCTCGCTTTCCTGTGTCAACCATGACACCAGACCAGCGATAGCACCAACAACCAGAAATACTCCACCAGATGAAAGAGAAGCCAAAGCCCCAGCTAGTCCGGTAGTGGCCCCTTGTGCTATTAAAGATGTGCTGGTTAAGGATACAAGGGAAGAAATAAGCGTACCAATCAAGCCACCAATTCCCTTGATGATAGAAAGGCCTAGCATTGCCCCTTTAAAGAGCAATACTGCTGATACGACACCAGCGAATATCGAGATAAGCGGGTCTAATACAGGCTTGAGGAAGCCTAATACACTTACTAGTGATTTAACAACTGGAGTGGCACCACGAATGACACTAATAATCACATTAAATGTGCTATTTACCGCGCCTTTAATACTATCAAGGTTTTGGGCAATGCTCTTACCAGTTACGGCCTTACTCATCTTGTCGAACTCAGTAATGACATTCGCGATACCTTTTGCTACCGCGTTCACGATGTTGCCGAATGAAGTCTTGATACCCTCAGAGTTTTTCTTTGCCATTTCAGCAAAGCCGTTTGTACCCTTGTTAAGTTCAATCAGTCGCTTACTGAAATCAGTGAACGTGATCTTTCCGTCTTGTAAGGCTGAATAGAAGTCCTTTTGAGCCGATGCACCAGCAAAACCAAAACTTTCAGCGGTCTTCTGCAAAGCATAAGGCATGGTTTCTTGCAAGGTTTTCCAACTTTGCATATCGACCTTACCGGCTGATAACATCTGGGTGTACTGTTGCAATCCACGGCTTGCATCTTCTGTAGATGCACCAGACGCTAGAAACGCATTATTTAATGCGATTGTTAGCTTAGTAGACTGCTTGAGGTTACCAGTCATTGAGGTTAGTTTTTGAGTGGTACTTACAACTGTATCAAGTGTCGTTGGTAAGCCCTCGATACCCTCAGAAAGTAGCTTAGTAGATGCTGCCACATCTTTTGAAGAGTGGCCCAAAGACTTCATTACTTTAGGGAAGCGTTGCAAGGTATCGAAGCGGTCAATAGCCTTATCCATTGACTGACTTACAAGATTCATCGCAGAGCTAACAGCTTTAAAGGCTACCGCACCGACCGAGAAGTTCTTGATTGCGTCTTTGATTTTCTCAAAGCCTTTAGCACCTTGCCCGGCTTTATCACCGCCAGCTTTGGCATCTTCACCAGCCTTTTTAAAACCAGCTCCACCGCCTTTTGCTTCTTCGCCAGAGGCTTTCACTTTGTGTCCGGCTTGTTTAAAGCCTTCACCGCCAGAACTAGCTTCATTGCTAGCTGACTTAATTTTGTTCGATGCCTGTTTAAAGCCATCTCCTGATCTCTGGGCAAGGTCAGAACTTTCTTTTACTTTCTCACCAGCTTGTTTAAAGCCGTTTCCAGAGCGTCCAGCTAGATCAGAGCTTTCCTTGATCTTTTCACCAGCTCTTTTAAAGCCATTCCCAGAGTTGGAAGCGACTTCTGAACTTTCTTTGATCTTCTCACCAGCACGACGGAAGCCATTACTAGAGGTTTCCGATAGTTTCGCACCCTCGGCCATACGGTCACCGGCACGTTTAAAACCTTGTCCAGCTCTTAAAGCCTTGTCACCAGTAGCCTGGATACCATCTCCGGCACTTTTGACTCCCTGGCCCGATCTTCGAGCTTCGGACTCTAAACGCTTCAAGGCATCTGATAGTTCTGTAAGTTTTCGCCCGTTAACCTGGACGTCAATAACTATCTTTCCATCTGCCATTATTCATCTCCCTCCTTTCCGTCTAATCTATATTTGTTCTGTAACCGGCGCATTTTGGCCTTGTACTCGCTACTATCGTGCTTCGAGGGTTTCCAAGACCGTATCTCTACCAATTGAGATACAGCCGTTCCCTCTGGCATACCGTTTAATAGCGCGATAAATTCGGGCCATGTTAGCCGGCCTTGTGCTTCGAAGAGGTTGATATTATACGCTTGCACAAAGCTAGCATATATTTCCTGCGCGTCTACTTCAAAATCAATCAAACGAATATCATCTTCTTCGTCCTTGGCTACCGGCATAGGGTTCCCGTGCCGGTCATAAACCACGCGCTCTTTTTTTGTCCTCAAAAAATGCTCGTCGATATATTCCCACACGGCTACTATATCCTCTGGGTTACCCAAGGCTTCGTCCGTCATCATTAAAACCGCTGTACGCATCTTCTCAAGATTATTCATGACTTCGTTGTCAAACATCTCGAATACGTCCAGCACCAGATCAAAGGAGCAGTCCACTTCATAGGTGCGCCCGTTTAATTCAAAGGAGTTCTGTAAAGGCTCATTTAATTTCATGAGCAATCCTCCTTGTTATTTTTTGCTGGCTTTTTTGGTTTTCTTTGCTTTCGCTTTTTTAACGAATGATTCAGCAACCGCACCAGATGCCTTGGCCCGTTCTTGGCCTAGACGGTCAAGCTCAGCGCCCAGCAAAGTATCTACCTCATCAAATGCATGATCCAAAGCGTCAAGGTCTGGATAACGTTCATAAAGTCCAGCAAAGGTACCGTCCCCGAATAGCACATCGTACTTAATCTCCGTCATTTTCTTCTGCATATCAAAGGCTTCATCAATAACCCGCTTGTTAATAACTCCTTCTTTGAGATCGTCAAACTCTCCGTTATTTGAGCGCTCAATCAGCTCTAACTGATACTTGTTAAAGCGTTCTGAGATATCTTCCTGGAGCGTTGCAAGCCGTGAGATATTCTCTAGTGATGTATCGAATTTAAGTTCGATTTCTCCGATATTGATAGGGATATAGTTGCGTTTTAATTCGATTGAAATAGACATGTTTTTCCTCCTTTAATGCACAAAAAAGAGCGTCCCAAAATGGAACGCTTTTACTTTTACTTATTAGCCCACGACTGCTGTTGTTTTAGGAAGTGAGTTGTAAGAGATCTTACAAGAAAATTCCTCGTAGTTTGCAGCAGCCCCAGAACCAGCCTTGATTGCCGACACGGTAGCAATTCCGACGTGTTGGTTTTTGCCGTCAGAATCAACCACCTTGTGCCAAACAAGCCGATCGTTACCGAGTTTGTACTTCAACCCAGCGATAAGAGCCATTGCTTCATCTTCTTTGTCGTAGGTACCTTTGAATGTGTATGATCCTTTTACAGATGTTACTGTTGTTTCTTCTGTACCGTCGCCGTCATAATAAGCGACAGATGTAGTAGCTTCATCTGTATCGTCGTCCACGTCTTCGATCCATTTTGCAAGCTCTTTGTAGGCTTCTTTTGCTGGTTCAGTCTTTGGATCAGTGACTGGTGCGATAAAATGCCCGCGTAGGGCGTTCTTTTGACGTGCCATATATTACACTCCTTTGTTATTCAAAATTGTTAGGTTTGCAGTGATGTCCTGCAAGTAAATGTAAAAGCCCTGCTCGTCCCGTTCGTTTAAAGACGGCTGGGTAGTAGTTAAGTTATTAAAAATATATGAGTTGTTTTGACTCGGTAAGACCAGATCAAACTCAGAAAGTGCTTTGTTAATTTCCCAAAGACACTCGCTAGCTGTTACCTGGTTCTTAACCTTGACTGCGATTTCAAAGATTAGAGTAACGTCCCTTGAGCCGTCCATATATACACGCTCAACCTTACCGCCTGGAAGCGGGTATAGGACCAAAGAGTCTAACTCGCTTAGGAAGTCAAGCTCACAAGCAAGCGGTAGACCGAGGGTATTGATAAAATCGCGCAAAACAACGTTAAAATCATTGTTACTTTTCATTTATTAAACCCCATTGCTCTCAATCCGACCTCTGCCCACTTGTTCCCGTGGTTAGCTGAAGCCTTTAAGTCCCAGCGTTTACCAGTTCCAGGAGTGGTATACTTCCCAAAGCTAAAACTGCGGTACTTGTTATAAGCACCACCGTAGAATTGGGCGCGTGCGTATGGTGTGTTGTAGATAATCTGTGAGCCATTGCCAGCTACATGACCGCTAGATCGTAGAGGGCCATGCAGCAACGGCACATACGGCTCCATATCTAATAAGGCTTGGTTAGCAATCTCTAACTGTGCTTTTCGCTCAGACGCTTGTGATACTTTCTTAGTAGCTCCGCTCAAATCAATCGTGACGTTGATCCCCATTACATCACCTCGATTTCATAACAAAAGACTTTGCGATTGAATGGCTCGTAAACAGGTACAATCTTGTTTACAATGTATTCATCATCACCGTCCTTTACAATCGAGTTTCTAAATGACGAATCAAGCTCCACGTTGCAATAGCGAGGGTATACAAAGATAACGCCAGGCGCTCTAAATGACGGGTTTTTTTGTCCTGACGGGTTGTTGACTGACCCAGGGCCGTCAAAGTTACGGTCAAAGCGTACCGGACTTAATAAAATAGGGTAGGAGAATTCATCTTTCCCCCACCCGTCTTTTTTACCTGTTGGTTTTGCTATCGTTACCGAATCAACCAGCGTACGTTTATCAATAACGACCATAATCCACCCCGCTATAGAGAAATCCAGCCGATTTAAGAGTGTTAAAAGCATCAAGCGATAGATTATACCCCGACGCTGTTTCAGACGCTCTAGAGCCGTTATTTGAGCCGTAGGACACCGATGTGCGTCCTAGTGTGGTACTTGATATTGTCTGTTTATCCTCGGCTGTTAAAATGCCCGTACTGTCCAGGTACTGGATCTGGTAAGCAACGGCAAGTTTAACGGCCTTTTTACGAATCTTATGATCTTTGTCAAAATCATGGAACTCGTAAAAGTGACGGATAAAGAGGTCAATAGCAAGCTCTGCTCGTTTTAGTAGCTCATCAAATTCGCATGTACTCTCAAAACCTAACTCACGATATTCTTCATGCGTTAAGTATGCCATGATACCTCCTATTCAGAGGCCACCTTTTGGGCCACGGTTTCGCTGTCAGAAACAAGAACCAACCACTCCTCACCAAACACGAGGTTTGTTTTTTGGTTGATTTCTTCTGCTTCTGCAGCCGTCAACTCGTAGACCTTGCCCTCGTCAAAGTTTTGGTCTGTTGACTCGATCAAAAAGTTACAAGTAGCTTTATATTTTGCCATTCGTTACTCCTTGATTTCGTACCCACTAGTCAGAAAAGCAGATACTAGATTGGGATCAGTGATGGTAAAGGTTACATCGTCCTTTACAAAAACCGTCGCAACCTGTTCAGTTACCGCTTCTGTTTTAGTTGTTTTTGTTTCTTCTGCCATTCGTCACCTCTTACGCTGTTTTGTGAACGTAAATAGCTTTCTTCTTGCTGTCCAAAACGAAGGCATCGTAACGGATACGACCTTCTACAAGGTAGCCGTTGATTCCTGGTGGGTTATCGTGAATCTTGTAGTCTTCTAGTTTAACAGGAGAAGTGGTTGCGATTGGGTGCGCGATAACAAACGCTACGTTTTCAGGCAAGCGAGAAGTTGGAGTCAAGATAACTGGCAAGCCGTCGATAGCTCCCACTTGACCCTTGAACGCTACTTCTTGACCGAGGTCAGAGTTTTTAACGAATGATGGATCAAGTTTAATGAGTTTGTAAAACTCTGGAGATACGTGTAGTTTGCGTCCTTCTTCTGGCACAAGCGCATCAGTCAATTTAACTTGACCGTCAAGCACTGCTTCATACGCATTGTTTTTAGTAACCGCGCCAGTTTTAACGTTGGCCGTATCAGCACCAGCTACAACTTTACCGAAGCGGTAAGTGTCGACTTCTGGAATGATAACTTCTGAAAGTTGACGGGCAAGGGCTTTTCCTGCTTCCATTGCGCCGTTTGTATCTTGTACTGAACGTTTGTCAATAGTGAATGTGAATGAACGGTCTTTAGTAAGTGTCAATGTTTGTACATTGTTTTCCAATTCAGCAGCCGTACCGTAACGGGTGTTACCAGTAAGCGCGTAGTCGTTCATTGCTGTAGTTGGGATTGAGTACACTTTAACAGTGTCTACACCGGTAAAGTCATAGTCAGAGTTGACGATACCAGTTGAGAGGGCTTCCTTGGTAAAGCGCTCATCTACTTTAGCATCAAATTTTGCTGCATAGTTAATAGTCATATAGGCTTATCCTACTTTCTTTTATTTATTAAATGCTGTCAAAGCCAGCAAATAGAGCTTTATCTTCCGGGCTGAGGTCACTATCACCACCAGCGGACGGATTGCCACCAAGCGCGAACTTTGGCTGTGGTTCTTGTGGTTCTTCCTTTGTTACAAAAAGGTAAGGGCTTGATTCCTTTAGACCGTTGATAGTTTCTTCCAGTTTAGGCTTGCCATCTTCTGCAAGCTCGATCTTATCAAGATCAATAAACTTCATTAGGTCCTCGGAGTTATGCGCTCCCACATCTTTCAAAGCCAAGGCTACCGCGTTGGTTTTCTTTACTTGAGCAAGGTTAGCTTCATTCTCAGTCTTGTAGCTTTCGAATTGGGCTTGTAAGTCTTCCAGTTGTTTCTTGGCTTCTTCACTAGCCCCCTCTTTGGCTTGTAAGTCCTTGATAGCTTGGTCACGTTGCTCAAGTTGTGTTTTTAAGCTGTCGTTTTCTGCCTGCACTTCAGATTTGGCCTCTTTGATTGCTGACCCGTACGCTGCCATAATGCGTTCAATAGTTTCCTTGTCTTCAATACCTGCGTCAACTAACATCTCACGTTTTAAACTCATGTTTAAAACTCCTTTCTGTTTTACGTCCAGGAGACGAATTCGCCGGTTTACGTCCGACAACGAAAGCGCCCAGCGGGTAACGATCCCGCAAGAGGTAAGAAAAAAGGAGGAAATCACCTCTTATCCAGATAATGGGCGCAAAATAAAAAGGCTATAAAAGCCTTTATTCTTCGTTTGGTTTGAAATACCTTTCCCTCGCATAGTCACGATGTAAGAAAGGCTTGTCCGCAATATAATCTCGCAAGATAGCTTGCTGATCTCTGATTTTAGTTTTAAACTTACTGATAAGTTCCTGGTCGCCCAGCTTCTCGGCAACGTGTAACTTCTCTTTAGACTTCCTAATAGCTCGCTCGTATGCCCTTTGTTTAGATTGGGCATTAGCATTTCTAATCGCTTCTTCTTGCGTTACGTTCTTAACGTCCGGTCCTAGTTCTGGCAACTCATTTATGCCAGGGACAAAAGGAGTAAGCATGTGTCCGCAGTTAATACCAAGACACCCTCCAGCAGTCCCGTAGCCATGATCTGCAAGCGATAGAATACTAATACCGTGTTCTTCCCTTGCTTCGCCATAGGTTACAATATGATGCTGTAAGGGAGCGCAAGCCTCGCGGGCCGTTGCCTTTTTAGAATAATAAAAGGTATCAATACCCAGCTCGTCCGCTGGCATGGTGCGCATCTCTCGGTAGCTTCGCATGACCGTAGTTTTAATAACAGTTCTAGCGTAGTTATCCACTTTCCAGTAGTGGCCACCTCGGTCAATAAAACCTTTAAAGCCTATCTCTTGCCATTTCATGACGGTTTGAGATACAGCCTTGTCATGCGTGACTAGACCAACCACTTGACGAGCTACGACTTCCTGGACCATTTGACGGTATACATCTGTAACGATGCCTGGAAGCGTGGTATTAATCAAGTTACTAATATCGCCGTGCGACTGTTCGAAATACCCAGCAAGTAACTCCTGCGCGTGCTTAGAATCGCCAAAATCACCACCCCCGAGGTCGTCTATGAGCTGTTCTTTGGTCGTCTGATAGATTTTAAAGCCCTCGTCCTCAATGACCTTTCTGAGCTGTTCACGGCCTATTTTAGAGTAACGGGAGATTGTGTCCAGGTTCTGCTCATTTAGCATGTGCATCTGGCTCATTCGCTCTAACTGCCAGATATACGGGTTGTCTGCCAGTGATTCAGCACCGCGCTCTAAAAGCCTGTCAATAACCTCGTCGAACAGGTCACGCGCCATCTGATGATAGATATCACCAACTTGTGAAGCGCGCAATTCTAGTTGTTCCTCGTTAAATAATACCGGGTACTTGTTACGCGCCATTTACTCACTCTCCATAAATGTCAACTTCGCTGGTGCTACGCTCTAGCTCCATGCTCTCAGCGGTCTCTTTTTTGATGTCCGCGAGCATTTGTGCAGCTTCCTTATCTGACAAGCCCAGCGCTTTGGAAATAGCGTATTGCTTGCTGACAAGGCCACTTAACAAGGCTTTAGCGTAGTAGTCCAACTCATTATTCTTATCAACAAAGACACCATCATCGAGGTTAACCGTGACGTCGTCCATCTCCGGAATAGGTCCGTCATACAATCCGTACAGCTTACCAATCTCACAAATAGAGATCACAAGCTCTTTGATAGACTGGTCTACAAGGCTCACGATGCTGTTTCTTAATTGGTACGTGTCAGAGTTTTCGGACACAACCTCGGTCGCAGTCTTCATGCTCTTACCGTCAAACGTAAACATACCAGGGGATACTCCAACCTGCATCTCAAAGAGCGCAAGACCCTCGTTGATTGCCTTGATATAGTCGTCCGAACGGATAGGAGTAGTAAGGTCTGTGATGTTGATAGGTGTATCTTTGCCACCGTCTATCTGCTCATAGACGTTTTGCTCTGGATCAAATTCGCGCGTGACAAGATCAGTTTCCCCGTGATGGTCAAAACCAATCCGGACAGTTTGGTCTGGTACTAACACGCGCCGTTGGCCCATTCGTACTTCCCATTTAAACTCATCATACGTTGTATTGATAAAGTCAATAGTACTCTTGGCATTATCAAAGATAGACAGGCCCAAAGGACTGTTGATATCTTTGTTATTCATTCCAGGGGGTTTTAGATACGTAAACAACGGCCGTGTAAGCCCGTCAAGCGTTACTTCTTCCTCAAGGTCCTCATAGATCTCGGATAGCGGTACACGGTCACCAACGCGCTCCTTTTCGCTGGAACGATACAGTTCATTAGTGATTGTGTATTTCTTATCCTTGGTCCATTCATGCAATTCGACCAGGGTATAGTAGATTGTTTCCTTGCCTACCGTCTTTTGACTTTTATTGATAATCGCTGCAGAAGATACGTCCTGCGTATTAGACTGCAACGGATAGAATACAGGGGCTTGTACGAATGAAATCTTGATCTTGTCGTCGTCAACGTATGGACGCATAGCAAGACCACCCAAGGCCAAACAGCTCTCAAGGTAACGCTCAAAGTTCTTGTTAAACCGGTCGTTCAGTAAAACCGTTTGAATGAACTCGTTTGTTGTTCCGTTCGCAACGCTTATCTCTGCCTGTTCGTTGAATACCAGGCTGGCAATCTTCTTACAAGCTGTACGGGCAATAGGCAAGTGATTTCGTGTCCGTTGCTTATCAACGCGGTTTGAATTGCGGTAACGGATAGGGTCCCACTTACTTTGGTAGTATTTCAAGTTTTTTTGAACACGATCGTATTCGTCCTTATTAATTGCGATTTTAGGATGTTCTGTGATATTGCCTAGTGATTGGCTTGTCATTACATATTTACCCCTCTTAAAAATATTTCTTATTGATTGTAAGATACTCATTTCAAACCTTTCTCTAGGCTTTTAATCGTAGTAGTTGTGCATTATCAACGACCATATACTGGAACGCGTCGCAAGTGTGATCGTCCTCTTTAATAACTTTCGGGTCGTCGTCCTTGACTGTCTTCTCGTCCCACTGATAACGCTTGTGTTCCTCAATAAAATACTTGAGGTTGTTCTCGGTTGGGAAATAATAAAAACGACCATTCGCAAGGAGCGATTGGACGTATTCTGTCATTATTATTTTCTTTTTCTTGGCCACTGGGTGCCAGCGAATACCGAAGTCTTCTAAATACTGGTTTCTCAAAGCTCCCTCCGCACTATCTATCGTCATTTCAATGACTGGTACATTCGGATATTTCTGCGTCTGCTTGATAACAAAGTCATGAAGCTCCTTAGACAATACGCTCGGAGCTTTCTTCTTGACCTTGCCCGCTGGGCTGTAGTAGTAGTTATCCACAAGATAGAGATTGGACCTATTAGTCACGACTGCGTGCAAACAGGTAGTGGCTGATTGTTGGTGTCCCGTATCTGCTGCAAACAACTGACCTATGACGCGCTCGCCGTCTGGTATCTTGTCTACGCGTTTAAACAAATCCATGTTATACACGTTTGTACCAATTCCGACCGGTTCTCCCAGATAGATATATCTGTAGTAGTCGTAGTCATTCTCTTTTATCCGTCTGATATCTTCTAGCATCTGTTCAGTAACAAAGCCTAGCTCATCATTCAAATAAGATGATGAATGTACCAGATAGTTATCATTATCCACTAGTCTATCCGTCCATTCGTTTATCCAATTATAAGGATTACGGGGCGGATTGTAAGACCAGAAGAACTTAACAAAAGCAACGTCTGGGTGCTTCTGTCGCATAAAGGTCACATTCGACTGGTCGAAGTCTTCTTCACTGCTAAACTCTGCAGCTTCTTCGTACCAGACGGCTATAATATTCCCGATGTCGTTCGATTTCAGTTTTTGGAAATCGTCCTGGCCGTAGAAATAGAAACACGATCCTGTGATCGTATCTTGTATTTTAAAAGGCGATACAGTAGCCTTGAACCGTCCGGATAACCCAAACTTATTTAAAGCCCATTGTATTTTAAGAAATACACTATCTCGAATAGTGTTACCAACTTTACGAATAACAACCACATTCGCCTTTTTGCCAGCTATCAGAAACGGTATTACCATAAAGACCAGCAGCAAGGCTATTACTGAAGACTTAAAAGAGTTACGGCCACCTTTCAATACATTGTAAGGTTTGCTGGTGATCCAGACATCTTTGAAATGCGGGTTAACATTGTCTTGGATATTAACTTCCATCTTTAGACCACGCATCTATAATTGTGATTGTCGTATCAGCTACGTCCAAACCAACTTTTTCAGTCCACATACCGTAACGTTTGCCAAGTAACTCAAGAGCCTTGTTTCTATCGCTGTTCTTAGTTGGATATTCCACTAATTGTGGGATCTCGTTATAGACTTTGACGCTCTTACCGGTTTTAGGATCTTCTAACAATTCAGCTATTTTTGTTGTAACAACTATCGTTTCCATCGCTTTTCCAGATGCTATTTCTGAGAGCATGATAAGGATCTGTTTTTGGGTCAAGATTTTTTCATCCTGCAACTCTTCCATGCGTTTTTGGATATATTCTGAAATGTCAGCTTTTGTCAGCAAGCGCTGTCCTTGGCTTCTAGCTGTCTTTTTGCTATACCCAGCTTTGATAGCCGATTGAGTAGCATTTCCAGAAATGATGTACTCATCACAAAATGTCTGCTGTTTTAATGATAGTTTAGCGATTTTTCATCACTCCTTTCGGCAAAATAAAAAAGATAGACTTTGGGAGTTAGCCTATCTTTATAGCCGGGGCAGGAATCGAACCTACATTATACGGGTGAAAAGTCCGTTACTCTAACCGTTGAGTTACCCAGCAACCTACTATAAGGAGACAACCAAATGGCGCAGGTCCTTCCTACTTCATTGGATAATACTATAATACCACTCAATACAGCGCTTTTACTCCCGATTTTCTTTCAATTATCTCCCAGAACTATATTCCAGCAATTCCCCGGCCTTATAGGCTTCTGCGAACTCTAATAAAGCCCGATCCAGCAATCTATAGTATTCACTTTCCGAATATCCTAGACTTGGATAAATAGCCTTGTCTTGTCTAAATCTCACTCTGCAATATCGCTCAATCAAAATCTGCGATAGATTGAGATCAGACAGCCTATTAATAGCTGATGCCATAAGCTCCAGCTCTTGCTGGGCGCTTACCCGTCTTATAACCATTTGTTCAATTTGACGACTGGGGGAACTTGGTGCGCTCTTTGGCTCTAGTGAGTAAGTAGCTGTGACTTTTGGGCTGTATTCTTCCCCAGCGATTCTTAACAGTACGCGGTAGTTCTTTAGGGTGTTATCTGCGTTCTCCTTTGTTTTGTTTTTTAACACTTCACCAAAAAGCATTTAATCCCACCCTTCCATTCTAGAAATTAAGTCCAGCGCTTCTAATTTACGCTTTAAACGACGTTCTCGCTTGCGTTTTTCGTTCCGTTTATAATTATGATTATCTCTATAAAATCGCTCAACCAGGTCCTCGCTAGACCGTCCTGGGCCTACTTTATCAAGTGACTCTTTCATGCATTCGTAGAGCAGATCAGTCTCGACAAAACCTACAAACTTCGCGATGATAGCAGATGATGGCATTCTGTTTTGTTTCTTGTATTTCTCATATCGCGCTCCGTCCTGGTAAGCATTATGACTTTTCGCGACTTTAAAAAAATCATAGATAGAGTCAAATTCAGCTATCGCCTTATCCGCTTCTTGGAAAAATTCTTTTTTCAATTCCATCATCTTCCCCTGTTTTCATCGTGATTAGCTCAGCGTTTTTCATGACAGTCTCCATAATTGTCTGACACAATTCTTCTGGTGTCAGATCACCCTCCAACTCCGTTCTCATCTGCTACCTCCTGTAATTGTTGAGCCATACGTGAATTATAATCATTGTTCAATTTATTTATAATCACGTCCTGCATCACGTTTTTTTCTTCGATTTTATTGAGTTCGTCCTTTTGTGTTTGGATTGTTCGCTGTAGATCGTCGTTGCTCGTCTCAAGTATTCGGACTCGTGCGTTTAGATTGACGCATACAGCAATTAGGATAAAAAGGATAAACGCAAAATTCGCACGTATCAGCTTATCATTATTCATCATTTTCCCGTCCCTTCTTCTTTCTACTCAATATGCCCACGATAATTGCACCGATAAAACCAATTAACCAGATAGCACTGATAATCAATTCCACGATGTCTGATAATGTCAAAGCAAAGATCATTTCTGTTCTCCTGTCAATCGGTTTATTTTATTTTTTATTTCAAGACTTTCTCCGTCCCCAAAACATACCAGCGTTGTTTCTTCTTCCCATTGATTTTTAGTATATGGATATCTGTTTGGTCTCATTCTGTTACCTCCAACAATTCCGGATTTTCGTAGATATTGCCGATAATCTCAAACTTATAATAAGAGAGATATAGTGGTCGCCATTCTGTCGTTCTATTTTTTAGTTCGTCTACAAACTCATAGATAAAACTAGCATAAGAACCATGCCATTTGACAATGACTTTTCTGCCATTATAATCAAGGATATCTTTTTCAAAAATTTCTTTACCATTCTTGTCCTTGAGGCCTGTTGATTGAGTGAAGATAACACCTTCAAAATCAAAATAGTCGCTTTCGCAAATTCCACCCCAACACAAATCAACTTCTTTTGAATAATATCGAATTGATTCAATGTAGTCTGCAAAACATTTTTCTTCTTTTATCCACGCTCTATACTTTGGAATCATTCTTTCACTTCCTTTACTTCAATTCCCTTACAATCAAAGATCCAGCCAAACCCAGCTTTTTCAAGATCTTTTTGGGTGTGTTTTACTCGAAAATCTAACGGTTCACTTTCCCCACTAAAGAACCAACTATCTAAACTTATACGATGATTTAGGTATTTGTGACTTTCTTCCACTCCTTTTACTTTGACAATATACCGCTTCTCTTTCTCGATCTCGTAGCCGTCAAGCCAAGCGCGAGCGAAGATTTCTTGATTTTCTTTGACCTTTAAAAACTCTTTTAGCTTTTTATAGTCTTTTTGGTTTGCATAATTGTAAAGATCGATTTCTTCAACTAGTAAAGCTCGGACCAAGGTTACACCCGTATTTTTGCAATACTTGATCCAGTCAGCAACAAACTGTGGAATTGTGACTTTCTGCGGTTCGTTTAGTTGTTCGATCATATCAATAAAGGATTTTTTTCCCATTTGAACGATAGATACATATTCCATTTCTTCAAAATGTTTTATCAATTCCTGCTTATTCATTCTTAACTCCTTTTTCAAAATCAAGGGGGAATATCCCCCTTGATTTAATTTTCCTTTTTCTTCAAAGTGAATGCCAGAGTAGCTACTGAGAATCCAAGTGCCACAAGTGACAATCCAAGATTTGATCCAGTCGCAGGCAATACCGCTGGAGCATTGTATACTTCAACTGGTTCGTCTTGCTTCACTTCACCCTTGTTCACCACTTCCACTGTTTCCTTTTTGGTTTCGGTCTTTGGCGCTGGTGTGTTTGGCTTGTCTTGCTTTGGCTCTGGTTTTGGTTGAGGTTGGTTTTGTTTTGGTTCTGGACTTGGTTTTACTGGCTCGTCTGGAATTTCAAGTTCTGGTTTTTCCAAAATCGGAGCATCAAACGGTACTGTACCACCATTCCATTCTGGAATTTCCACGATAGGTGCAGGAGGCATCAATGGAATATCTTCGATGTTGATTGACGGTCTGTCATAGACTGGTGCTTCATTCGGGATCTCAAAGACTGGTTTATTTTCTCCGGACGCGTCCCCACGGCCACCCACAAGTTGAACGTAGCTATATGAAGTAGCTCCATCTGTTTCGGCTTTGAGCTCGACTTTATTCGTCGGGTTTGTTGAGTCCTTAACGGCATTAATCAATTTAGTCTTGTAATTTAGATAGATCATATGATCGAGACGATCCATTGTGATTGTGAAGCCATGATCTGACTTACTAATAGATTTCACGAGATCCATAGCAGATCCTTTATCGATCCAAGGATCTACGCTTTCAATATTCTTGATTTCAAAATAGTTATCAATTAGTTTTTGGTTTTCGCTCATTTCGTCAATGATTTTCACATAGTTTAGGACTTTGCGTGCATAATTGACGCGTACAGTCCAATTAATAACGCTTGGATCGTTTTCGTCTTGAGAACCCCACTTAGAAAGGAGCTCATCTTTTCCAATCACTTGTTCTTTACCGATTTGAGCCGTTACGACTGTGCCGTTAAAATTCGCGCTCACGGGTTGCCCACTTTGGACCTTATCGGTCCATTTTGCGTCCATCTTAAGGCTCATTTGTTTATTCAATGGGTGGTTTTTAAAATAGTCGTTAAATACCGTTGTCACGGTTCCCGCTTGGCTGTCCGCGGTAGCTTGACCAACGACGGCATTTTCTGGATTGTGTACGTCAAAAGTAAAGCTCGTTTGAAACGCTACTTCTTCTGGAAGCGTTAACGTTACTTTGTCCCCTTCGTTGATTGTGAGATCGTCTGGGAAGTGTACGTTTTTATACTCTACGGTAAAACCTTGGTACTTCCCTGTACCTTTGCTTTGGTCAATCACGACTTCTGGGTTCTCTACTCGGATAATGTCCCCATCTTTTGCAAAACTTGTTGCATTGCTTCCTCGGCTTGGATCTTCTTCGTCAACTGCTCGATCTCCTTCGATGTTTCCAGGATTTCCTTCGTGTTCTCCCTGCGCACTTGAAACAGTCGCTTCTGTTGCGCTTGTGCTGTTTCCAGTTTCCGCTGTAAGTCCGATGCTATCTTTTGTGAGATCGCCATTAAATTCATCTGCTTTCACTCCTCCTGCTTTCGCTACCATTGCCAATACTGCTGCCGTTGTCAAAATAATTTTCTTGTTCATTTCTATTTTCCTTTTCTATTTTTGTTTTTATAAATCTTCTTCTTTCACAAAGCTACCCTCGACCCAGCGACCTGTCCGGTCCTTGATTTCGTTGTACGCTAGCTCAAAGCAATCTGCGAAGTCATAGCCTAACTTATGCGCGATAGCTTTTAAATAACTGATAATTCGGTACAAGTTAAATTTAGCAGTCGTTTTCACTTCGTGCTTGCGAGTAAACTGAAATTCACTCGCATTCTCGATCATCAACTCAAAACAATCTTTAACATCGCCCTTTCTGGCTTCTACCGCTTTAATCATGATCTCAACCGGATCAAGTTCAATCATCATTGCCAGGCCTACGACAACCACGGCACAATCTCCGATGCTGTCCTTTGTGAGTTGCTCTTTTTGCTTGGCATACCCTGCACATAGCTCGCCTAATTCTTCAAAAAGTTTGAGTGTCTGTTTAAAGATGTCCCCCTTCGTGATATCCCGGTCAATAAACCACTGTCTAGTTAGCTCGGTTAGTTCCTCGATTTTATCAATATCCATCTATCATATCCCCCTCGATTTCCTTTAATTTCTTGTCTATGGCTTTAATTTCCTTGTGTAGCCATTCGCGATAGTTGGCGCTGTAGTGATGCCCTCGCGTATTGCTGATTGTTTTTAGTTGTAACTCCTCACTGAGCCGTTTCTCATAGATACGCTTGGACCGTAGCAAGTTATCTTTTTCCATATCAAATCCCTGTCACTTCATGGATATTTAATTCTATCCTGTAGTTTTTAGTCCCGGACAAGCCACCATGCTCGAAGCTCACCCGTTTAATAATGTTAAAATTATCATCTGTCCAGATTTCTGCATCTGTCAGACCGTCCAATAATGCTTTGGTCGTGGGTGACCAGTTCGGGGGGTCGTACTTGCGCTTAGTTGGCGCATATACGATCACCCTTACTTCGCACGGCTTATCTTCCGTGTACGGTAGCTCGAAATAGTCCCTCAATACGTTCATGCCCTCATAATGGGCAAGTTCCCTCAGAAAGCGCGTGATCTTCCCTTTCTGCTGAAAGTGCAAGCGGTCGTTAGCAGATATCATCTGCTTTCTGGTTAGTTCAAATTTTAAAATGATCGGTTCGGTCATATTTTTATAACCCTAACAAGTCTGATAAAATCTTTTCGATTTTTCCATTCTCTTTCTCGTCACCAGTGGGGTCTTCTAACTCCGTCCCATCTTCTTCTGTGATTTCATACTCAGCTTTAATTTTAACCAAGCGACCACCTACAGCCTTAGCCAGATTTTCCATGGATTCTTTGGTTTCTTCATCTTTTTTTTCAAAAATCAAGGCAAAGCGAACATCATCGTGAAAGCTCGCATGAAACGTAAGGGCTCGTTCGTTGTTTTGATACTTACATAAAAATCTGTTTGTTCCTTTTTCTGCGATAGCGTAAAATTCATTTTGTTGTTTCATTGTTTTTTCTCCTTTTTTACATTTTTAAAATGGTAAATCATCATCTGAGATATCCATAGGGTTTGCATTCATAGGCTCTGCCTGACGTCCAAAATCTGGCTGGCCGTATCCTTGCGACGGCCCGGCTTCACGGTCTTTCCGACTTTCTAAAAGCTGGAAGCTATCCGCTACAACCTCAGTCACATATACCCGCTGGCCTTGCTGGTTTTCATAGTTTCGTGTCTGAATACGTCCCGTGATCCCAATCAAAGCTCCTTTCTTTGCCCAATTTGCTAAGTTTTCTGCTTGCTGACGCCAGATCACACAGTTGATGAAATCGGCTTCACGCTCGCCGTTTTGGCTCTTGAAATTGCGGTTAACAGCTAGGCTAAAAGTAGCTACTGCTTGATTGCTTGGAGTGTATCGTAGTTCTGCATCTTTGGTCATACGACCGACAAGACATACGCTATTTAACATTTCTTCATTCCTTCCACGGTTTCAAATTTGATGTTATGAGTGTCTAACCACTCTTTGAATTGTTTTGCCTGTTCGAGATCAAACCAAAACTTGATAGTAGTAACGTATTTACTATTTGTTGGTGCTGGTTTTGGTTCATCTTCGATAACTTCACCAGTTTCTGCATCGTAGGCCTTGATACTTGCTTCTGCTTGCTCTTTAGCCATACGCTCGATCTCTGCCTTGCGTTCTTCCTCTGCTCGCTTCTGTGCCTCTTGACGCTCTTTAAATAGCTTGGCACTCTCGATGTCTGCAGTGATACTATCAAGCACTTTTGCTAGTGTCTGACCGCTTTCATAGGCCCGAATATAAGTAGCTGGCCCGATGTTGTGAGTTGCACACTGGCTACTGATAATTGAGATATCTTGGTCTTTCTGATTTTGCTTTTGCAATTCAGCAAGTACAATAGCTTCTAACTCTGTTTCCGTTTTTTTCAACAATTGGAAGCTGTCCTTTTTAAATTGTCCACCTTTTGTATAACCGTCCAGATATTGCTCAAAGATTTCTGGATTGAGATTGCCCTCAAGGGCTTTTTCTTTAAACCAGTTACGCACTGCATCTTTTCGCAAGGCTTTCTGGTTTTCTTCGTAGCCGTCAATCTGTTGTTTCAAGATATCAATCAAGCCTTTCAATTTGCTATAAGGCGCTTTGTACGCTTTTTCAAACTCTGCGTAAGGCTCGTTGATTTTGCCCTTGATTTCTTTTCGACGCTTTTCAAGGCTCTCGCTCAATTTATTCAGATCAGTCCGTGCTTGTTTGACTTCTTCGATCGTGTTTACTTCAAGGTCAAATGTCCCGTACTTAGCAATAGCTTGCTCGATCCCATCCTCGAACGCTCCAAAGCCGCTAAATGCGACCTTGGCAGGTTCAAAGTTGATCTGAATATTGTCAAGCTGACTAATCGTTTCTGCTTCTTTCATTTTTCTGTGTCTCCTTTTTTAAGTAAATGGTAAGTCAATATCATCTGGTAGCTCTTCTGCTACAAAAGGCATTTCTTCCACTGGGTATTCCGTGCTTGCGATTGGCTCAACCTCTTTCTTTGGTTGTTCCTGTTTCATCTGTTCAATCTGCGCTTGTTTGCGCTTCATGACTTCCTCACGGCTCTCTTTAGGTGTAACATCAATAGGTTGTGCCTGTTCCATTTCGTCCGCTGTGTACAAGCCTCCAACATTTTCACTAAATGCTTCACGCATTGCAGATACAAGGGCCACTTTACGGATCATTAACGCTGGCATTTTAGCCCACATAGATTTTCCTGTGTTGTATGCTTTAAAATCTGCATCTACCGCGATAGGATATCTCCGATCTTTTCGGTAAACATTCGCCCAGCCTCCCAGGAGTTCGTCATTTTTGCTGTAGATTGTGCCTGTTATCTGCTTGATCTCACCTTCTGGTGTTTCTACCACGATACCAGCTTCAAACCCGTCAAAGTTAGGGTTCTGTTCTGCTCGCTTCATGAAGGCATCTTTTGAAACAACTACTTGTGCTGGGTTCGTGCCGTACTTGATAAAGTAAACCTCTTTAGTGAAAGGATTCAAATTCCGTTCTTTACACGTTGCAATAAAGTAAGCTAGTTCTTCATCGCTGGCCTTTCCAGATGGGTCAAGATATTGTTTAACAATCTTTGCGTTCAATAGTTGCGGGTTTGTGAGAAAGTCTCCTGTTGTTTTGACTGCCACTTGGTTATTTGTCATTGTTTTATCTCCTTTTTGATTTTCTTATAGTGATCCCAGCTCGTAGATTTCAAGCTATCCAGTAGCTTCTGCTCTGTCTTAATCTGTTTCTTGTACTGTAGCACCCAAGCTGTGTACTCATCGTCATTTTCCGCGAAATAATACCCGCGAGGAAGTGACCGACTGGCCACGATAGGCACTGAGTAGTTAAGCCGTAGTTCTGCGATGCCACCGCGCACCTTTCGCACTGATAAGTTCGTCATTCTGGCAATGTCGCGCGTGGTCAGTACATTCGCTCGTCCTACTCTGATACAAGCCAGTATTAGCTGTAAGCGTTCATTCATAGCTTACTCTCCTTTTTTAGTTGTTTTATCTCTTCTCTCAACCGTTGATTAGTATTGAGATGTACTCTAATCAAATTCGTCTGGATCTTGTTTCTTTCGTAAAAAATCGAAAGTAAAGACTTTAATTCTTTGATTTCTTTTGACTTTCTAAAGAACATCTGCCATGCTCCAGTCATTGTCAGAGTGTGAATGCTTGCGTGCGTAAGCTAAATCAGTTTGAAATGCTTGATAGCCCTCGTTGAATTTCTCTTGTAGATCTTCCTCGTACTGTTGCATGATTGCGTCCTGCTTAGCTTGACGGGCTTTCTTACGTTGTGCGCGTTTGAAGTCCCAAACCGCCCCAGCAAAGCCTGCTGCAAAAAATGTTCCTGCAATTGTCATACAGGCCAAAATATCGTTATACATTTCATATCTCCTTATTAATTCGTCTGATTGCGTTATAATATCCGCTGTCTTTTGGTATCGTGTACCCTGTTAGGTCGTCTACTTGGCTACCGTCTGCCATAATATTGATTATGCGCGGTCGCCATTGATTTTTTAATTTCATCGTGTTATAATTCCTTTAGAAAAGTTTTATCTCTTGACCGCTTGGAGTTCCCTTCTCCAAGGGGTCTTTTTTATGCCCTGCCAGCTAAACGGCAAGCGTATAGTTCCATGATCTTGCCTCGCGCACTATCTGGATCACTCGCTAGTAGCTTAGCTTTAATCTCATCTGAAAGCTCGTAGCAAGTCGCTTCGAAGCCCTCAATCATTTTGTCAATCAAAATGGCAATTTCCTCCTATCTTCTGCGTTGTCCGGGTATTTAAAGTAAATGTCCCGTCCACCTTTTGTAATTCGGCTGACTAGCCCAGTTTCAAAGAGTGACTTCATCTCTGACCCTACCAAGTTCGTTGTGATGATTGTCGCTTCTCGCTCGTCTAATAAGCTGTATAGAAAGTCTTGCTTCCATTGTGCGTTATCAGATCGTCCAAGGTCGTCCAAGATCAGATAGTCAACTTTCTTTAGTAGCTCTAGCCATTCGTTGCTAGTCATTCCCTCTTTACGGTTGAAAGAATTTTGAATTTTGATAAACAAGGCTGGCAAGTTAACGAATAAGATGCTCTTAGGTAGCTTGTTCGCTTTCCAGTCAGCGTTGAGCTTACTTGCTACTGCCATTGCTAGATGTGACTTACCGCGTCCAGCCTTGCCCATTATCAGAGCATTGCCTTTGCCGTCGTGCAAGTAGTGAGATACCAAGCGTAAAGCGTAATTTTTGGCTTCCTGGTCGATTTGATTCGTTACCGTAAAGTTTTTAAAACTCGCTTCTTTCAGTCCGCTCGGTATGATGCTGTTTTTATCAAGCACGTCATAAGTCCTGCGCAAGATTGTTGATGCGTGAGCTTGACCTATCTTCTGCTCTTCCTCATGCGCCATCTTTTCTCTTTGGCACTCTGGGCAAAAGGTTCTGTTACGTTCGTCTTGCAGCGGTACATCATCATTCAACGACCACTTGAAACATTGATGTATATCACACGTTTCAGATTCGTTGATATGATAGACAAGTGGCAAATCCATAGGCTACTCCTCCTCATCTTCTTCCCAGGGTAACAAGTCCGTGTAAGGGCTAAATACTGGGTTCTTGATAGGGTAAGGGCTGGCTTCTTTTTTTGTTTGTTTCGCCTGCCTCTTACGGTCATGATCCTCGACTTGTTCCAAAGAAGTAAAGCCTTCTTTCTTCCAGTTTTCTAAAATTGCTTTTAGATAATTAAAACTAGTTGAACCGGCATCTTCTGTCTTTTCTACAGCGTACTTGATCATAGGAATTGTAAAGTGATCTAATGTGATATAGTCCATTAACATTTGAGTGTGACGCTCGTTGATTTTTATGTTGCTGTCTTTGATAATCTTTGAAAAAGATTTTTGACCAGCGTCATCGTCATTATCTACTGACCTTGACTCTACTAGACTATACTCACCTATACTATCCTCTACTATCCTATCCTTACCTATACTATGCTGACACTTGCCCGTCACTTGCCCGTCATTTGTCTGACACTTGCCCGTCACTTGCCCGTCATTTGTCTGACACTTGCCCGTCACTTGCCCGTCAATGTATTTTTTTTGACCTGTAACCCGTTTCCCTTCAACTACCAAGTCTGTTTTTTCTAGTAACAGTTCGCGGTATCGTGAGGGTTGTACCCGGTCTGCTCTGATTTTGTTTTGTTCTTCAAAGTCAGTGATAAAGTAAACCATGTCGTCGTTTAGTGGTAAGATGAATTTTTTTACAACCAGCAAACCCAGCGAGTCTTCCTTAGCTCCGATCATTCGGACGATTGGGAAAGCCTCAACCACTCCATCATCGTCACTCGATAAAATCAAGTGAGTATATAGAGCTTGTGCCTCGAACGGCATCATCAAAAATTTTCGACTTTGAAAAATCTTTTTAGATAACATTCTTCTCTCTGCCATCTTTCTCCTTTCATCCACTTACCTCGCGCCCATTATTGACAACGTCATTCAAATGTTCTTCGTAAGCCGTCAAGAAAATACTTGAAATTTCTGAGTACAACTCCCTAGCTTTTTTCGCTTCCTTGTCACCCAATTGCTTCATAGTTTTAGAACCAAATGTTAAAAATACAAGCTTTCTAATGAGGTTGTGAGGATCGTTGTATATAGTTGGTTTCGTCGTATTAAATCCGTTCGAGAAACGACATCTTTCTTCTACTAGATCAGAAAAATTAACCCAACGAAATGGCTCTCCCTTCTGTTGTCTTTCAATGTATTCAACAACTTCAGGCTTGCTTCTATTGAGTTCTTCAATCCTTTTATCGAATATATTCAAGTCTGCAAAAATGTTCAAAGTTGGCTTTGAGGTAAGTTTCTTAGCGACCTCTTTTGCTATGAGTTCTTCTAAATCTGATCTATTAATGACTATTTTTTCTTCCATGTGCCATCTTCCTCCTTTCTATTTTCTCCTAAAAGTTCACGTTTCGTGAACTTTGTATTTAAAAAAATAAGCTGGGATATCTTTCGGATCAAGGCCAAGCACTTCAACCGCTTTTGAAATTTCGCTATCTTTCCAAGATACCTTATTATTCAATTTAAGTGAAATACTGCGTTCTGATACCCCCATAGCCTGGGCGAATGCCAGTTGCGTTCCCATCTTCTCTGTGATCGCGCCTAGCAACTTTGAGTAGTCATTGCTCATATTGTAGCTCCTTTCTTTGTTCACGTTTCGTGAACTTTGATTATGGTTAAAGTATACCACGCACCGTGAACTTTGTCAACAGTTTTTTTCATAATTCTTGAACTTTTTTATTTTTATTTTTCAAATATTGTGATATACTATAGTAGAAATAAGGAGTTGATCAAAATGAGAAAGTACGAAACAGCGGATAGAATACGACAGCTAATGGAAGAAAAGAACTGGAAACAAGTAGACATCTTCAATAATTCAAAACCATATCAAGAAAAATTAGGTGTCAAACTTGGCAAAAGTGCAATCTCACAATATGTAAATGGTGTACAAGCACCAGACCAAAGACGGCTGGCCTTGCTTGCCTTAACTTTTAACGTGTCAGAGGCTTGGCTCATGGGATATGACGTCCCACGGGAGCGGGAAGCAACCGCTGAAACGGGCTATTCAGAAACAGACTTGCGCAAGCTGGCCGAAAGCGCAAAGACTTTCGACGGCAAGCCGTTGACTGAAAACGATATACAAGCGATTAAAAACATAATAGAAATATACCTACAAGGCAGATTATGACGATAGAAGAAATTTGTGACAGCGAGGGAGTGACACTCGCTTACTTTGACAACGAACTATGGCCACGGCCAGGAATGATAATCTCAGATATGAGGATTATCTTCGTTAACAAATCACTAACTAGAGAGGCCCAGAAAAGGGTTGTATTGCACGAATTAGGCCACCTAGACCATACCGAGGCCAATTATACTATCAACCCGATAAAGTGCGAAAATGAAGCCAACCGGGCCATGATTCACGCGCTACTGAGAGAGGAGCTGGAAAGAGTAGACAAGGAAGATTTTAACTATTTAAACTTTATGGAACGACACAAACTTAAATCAGTAACCGACGAATTAATGGTTATTGATGAATTTTATAGGCTAGTGGGATAGCCAAAAGGAGGAAAATATGAAAAAGATAACATTTGCAGCAGTAGCAATACTAACTCTATTTATCGCTGGGTGCAGTCAGCAAGAAGCAGATACGGATCAAAGTCAAGAACAAAGCACGGAACAAGTCTCATCATCAAGTAAAGTATCGACTTCTTCAACTTCTTCTAGTGATGTTTTACAAGGACGTTCTGCTTATGATGTTTTTGTGGAGAATTTCAGAGCATGGGTACATGGAGTTGATCCTAAAGCGTCTGTTAATTCAACCGAGAAAGATATAGCAATCACTATTTCAGACGCCCTAACCGATGAACAGATTAAACAGGCTCAACCTATGGTTGACGGTATGCTTAAAATAAAACAGTCTGGAGAGAATGAGCTTAGACAGTATGACCCAAACTTTAAAGCTCCAAACCTTATCGTTTTAGATGCTAATGCGAAAGTCATTGCACAGGAGCAAAACGGTAAAATGGTTTTAGATAAATAAAAAAAGCCCCACGCTCTCAAACTTTGGCGAGTCTGAGCGTGAGGCAATGCAAGACAAAGAAAGGTTTCAAAATGAATATTTTGAAAGGTGTCTTTCTATACTCTATTTTAGCAGAAAAGGAGTATAGAAACAATGGATAAGATCAATAAAGTCGCTCTATATGTGCGCGTTTCTACCACTTCTCAGATGGAGGAGGGCTACTCGATAGAGGAACAGAAAGCGAAGCTGGAGAGCTACTGCGATATAAAGGACTGGCATATATACAAGGTTTATACTGACGGGGGCTTCTCTGGCTCTACAACCGAGCGCCCAGCGCTGGAGCAATTGATAAAAGATGCCCAAAGCAAGCTGTTTGACACTGTACTAGTATATAAGCTGGACCGTTTGAGTCGTAGCCAAAAGGACACACTATACTTGATAGAGGATATATTTTTAAAAAATAATATTGAGTTCGTGAGCCTACTGGAAAACTTCGATACATCGACACCATTCGGGCGGGCCGTCATTGGCCTATTGTCAGTATTCGCTCAGCTAGAGCGCGAGCAGATAAAAGAGCGTATGCAGTTAGGCAAGCTGGGCCGTGCCAAGGCCGGAAAGTCTATGATGTGGGCTAAAACCTCCTACGGGTACAACTACGAAAAAGAAACAGGATCAATGACTGTTAACGAGTATGAAGCGCTGGCAGTTAAAGAAATATTTACTTCTTACTTGGCCGGTATGTCTATCACTAAATTAAGAGACAAGATAAACGGGGAATACCCCAAACAACCAGCTTGGAGTTATCGCACAATCAGAGGAATACTAGCCAATCCTGTATATTGTGGTTTGAACCAATACAAGGGCCAAACTTTCCAAGGCACACACAAGCCCATAATCTCTCTAATGGACTTTGAGCAGACTCAAAGAGAGCTGGCCAAACGACAACAAACGGCCAAGGAATTATCAAACCCTCGACCATTCCAGTCTAAATATATGCTTTCTGGGTTGGCCCAATGTGGATACTGTCACGCGCCCCTTAAAGTCATTTTAGGCCAAAAGCGAAAGGACGGCACACGATTTAAAAGGTATGAGTGCTATCAACGACACCCACGAAAGACAAGGGGTGTCACGGTTTACAATGACAACAAGAAATGCGAATCTGGCTACTATGATATGGAGCTACTAGAGCATTATGTACTAACACGCATCGCCCAGCTCCAGAATGATCCGGACAAAATACAAGAACTATTTTCGGACGATACCAGCCCAGCGGTTGACAAGCAAGCAATCCAGAAGCAGATAGACAGCCTAACTCTAAAACTTAGCAAGCTGAACGATCTATACTTGGACGATAGGATCACGCTGGACGAATTAAGGACCAAGTCTGCAGATTTTATCAAGCAAAGAAGCTCCTTGGAAGCTGAAATAAAAAAAGCCTCGAATGATGAGCAAGCGGGCCAAAGAGAAAAGATAGAAAAGCTATTAGATGCTAGTAGCGTTCTAGAGATGTCATACGATAATCAGAAAGTTATTGTCAGAGAGTTAATTGACAAGGTACAAGTCACATCTGACAAGGTGGTTATTCGCTGGAAAATTTGATAAATTTAGTTACGCTATTTTCAATAAAAGAAAGTAAATTTGTCACTCGGACAAAAATAAAAAACCTTGCTAAATGCAAGGACACGAACTTTAAACA